AAGTTTTAATTCAATGCCAGATAATGTCTGTGGCAAATTTACAAAATTAAAATTTGTAAGTTTTAGATAGTAAGTTTTTTCTTTAATATCATGTCTAGGTTCTCTAGCAATATGAATTAAGTCTCGAGTAGTTCTTACAGATTTTCCATCTAAATTTTTTAATCCGTGAAAATCATTTACTTCCAGCCAAGAAACATGAGCGTCTTCTCCTCCTGTTTCTGCATACTGCGTGATTGTTCTAGGTAAGGTCCAATTAGTGGTCATAGCTATATTTACCTAAATATATTTTATACATATTAAATGAAAAAGGACTCCGAAGAGTCCTTTTATTATATCTAAAAAATATTAGATAGTGTCTGTGATACTAACAATAGTACCAGATGCTGCATCTAAGGTCCATCCTGTAGATACACCGTCGCCTACTAAGAATGCTGTACTCATTGTAGATTGTGCAACAACTGCTTTACGAGCTGTTAGTTTCTTAACAAAGTAAGTACTTCCATTAGCATCAGTGGCAATGATATTCATTTCGCCTGCTGCAAGAGTAGCGGCTGCTACTAATTTGCACTGTCCTTGACCTTGAGCATTTTGAACTAGGTAACGCTTACTGGCTTCTTGTTTTAAAATGTCGCCGGCAGCAACTGCACTTGAACCAGTTGTTAGGTAAGAAATAAATGCAATAGCATTTTGTCTACCTGTGCTTAATACTGCGGCAAAAGTGGTATCTGTACCTGCAACTCGAACTGGACTAAATGTCAATGTAACTGAAGCAGTTGAAGAATAACCAGTACCTGCATTAGTAACTGTTAGTGCTGTAATACGACCTGGCTGTGCTAGACCTGCATTTGCTAGACCTGGTACATACAATACTGTAGCGGTACCAGATGCTGGAATACCACCTGCTGTTTGAGGAGCACTTGCTACCCACGTAACTGTGGTACTTGTACTATAACCAGCGTTGGTTAACGTGTTAGCAACAGCAATAGATGCAATGCCTTCAGCACCTACACCAGTGCGGCCACCGGTTGCTTGGTTTTGAAACGGAGTTATTAAACTACCGAAGAATTTCTTTTTAATTGGACGTCCCATTTTGTTTCTCCTTAAAATATTATGACGTTCTAGGTCTACGCAGATTGGTACTGCATAATAAACTTAGATACTTTATTTAACAAAAAACCCGCCGAAGCGGGTTTTTGTTTGTGTAAAACACAAGTAACGGATTACTTGAAGCTTACGTTTGCGCTAGTGATAGCAACTTTACCTAGGTAGTCAGCAGCATTGCCTAGAGAAGAAGCAGTGTTGCTCAACTCTACGTAGCCGTAACGTGTTAGGAAGCCAACTACTGGCTCGAATGTTGCTGGGTCTAGAACAACACCAGAAGACATCAAAGGAATGTAAGGGCAATAGAACGCGGCTGCATCAGCTTCGCTAGTACCTTTGTATCCAATTAGAACTTGGTTGTTGTCGTCTGTGTCAGACTTGTATGCGTCAACATAAATTCTCATAGCGCCATTCAATGTACCAACGAACTTAGTGTTTGTTGGAGCTTCGAATGTGCCTTCTGTTGTACGAGCAAATGCGCTTGTAGTAGCAGATTGTAGAATTGTCAATGCTTGGTTAGAAACAACAGCCCAGTTACCTGCGCCACGACGTGTACGTTGGGCGATCAAGTTGCTTACGCGGTTGATCTGAATAGCAAGAGCGGCGTGCTCATCACCAACGAAAGTAGCTGTACCAGATACTAAAGATTGGTCATAAGTTTCTTCAACAGAAGCTAAAGAACGTAGAGATGTTAGAATCTCTTGGTCGATTTCAGCTGTGATTTCTTGTGCTAGAGCAGCCATGATTTCTGCTTCGATGTCAATACCTTGTTGGGCTTGTGCATCTTGAGCAGCTTCAAAAGTCCAGCGAGCGCTTAGTTTACGAGACTTAGCTTCAACTGGGCTCTTCAAGATCTGAATGCTCATACGCTTACCTGGTGTACCTTCTAGAGCGGCTGTGGTATTAGCACCACCGTTAGAAGCGTTATTACCAGAATACGCTTGAGCGATCTTGAATGGGCTTAGTGCCTCTTCACCAGCTGTAACTGTGTCGCCAGATGCAACACCGTCAGCATAACGAACACGTAAAGTGTGGATCTGTGCAACAGGTCCAGTCATTGGCTGAACGCCGATGATTTCGTTAGCAATAACAGTCGGCATAACACGACGGATTACAGGAAGGATAACACGGTTAAGTGTTGCGATGTTACCGGCGCTTGTGGCACCAGCAGTTGCGCTCTCAGCCAAGTGACGGCGTGTGTTCTCTAGGCAAACTGCCATAGATGACTTACGTGTACCAGATAGGCCTTCAAGCAGAGCTTCTTTGGTCTCTGACCATCTTTCATTTAATAATTGTGACATTTTATGTCTTCTCCTTGAATTTAATTATTTTAGACCCGCTAATTTGCGGATGTCTAAGATGTTATCTAAGCCTACCTCGGGCTTGCTTTCACGATTACCAGTTACTTCAGTGCTTTCTGCTAACATAGCTTTTTTAGCTACAGGCTTGGCACCTTCCATTACTGCGGGTAGGTATTTGTCAAATGCAGAATGTAGTTTGCCTGTTTGTACAGACTCTAATAGTTCTTGCATTACGACTCGCTTTTCACCACTTAATGGTGCTACTAACTCAGCCATTACATTCTTGCGCTCCATCAAATCTTTAGTAACACGAATTTCGCGCTGTGTAGATTCGACTAAGTTTGCTTTTTCTGCAATAACTTGTTTAGACTCTGCTAGCTCTTGCTCTTTCTTAGCGATGATCTTTAACAATTTACTTGTCTCAGACTTCTCATTTAGGAAGGAACCTGCATACTCTTGTGCAAACGCTTCATACAATCTACGACCAAAGTCGTTGTTACGAGCACTGTCAATATCTTCTTTCAACTGGTGAATTTCAGATGTCAACTTGTTAGTGACTACGTTTTCAACTACTTTTGCGCTTTGTGTAATAAAGGCTTGACGGATTTCATCAAACTTGCTCTTGGCTTCACGAACTAACTTAACTTTAGTTTCAGCTAGATCCTTCTTGTCACTTGCAAATTCACTGATTTCTTTTGCTAGAGCATGTACAACAAATTGCTCTAACTTACCAAAATTCTCAGAAACTTTTTTACGGTCACCTTGGAATTCTACTAACTCTCTGCCTAATTGGTTCATAACAAAACCTTCTAGCTTTTTAGCATCACCAGCAATACGTTGTTGGTATTGTGCTTTTGCTTCGGCTAGTGCTTTTTTGTCACTATACAATTCGGCCATTTCTGCGGCCAATCTATCGCTTAACATCTTGTCGATTGCTTCTACCATCACGCTTTTGTCATGACTGTATTTTTGTGCAAACTCTTCACGAAGTTCTGCGGTTACTTGGTCGCGATTTTCTTGAATCTTTTGAGTGAAGGCGGTTTCGACAGCAGTTTTTACTTCTTCTGACATAACACCTGACTCTACTAATTGTTTGAATGCGTCCAACATTAATTTCTCCTCGGGCTTATTTTAGACCTTTAATAATTTGCAAGAGAGATTCTTGCAAATATTTCTGGGCCTTTGGATCTTCTTTTACTTCTTTTGCAACCTGGAATGCTTTGTATCCACCACGACTGTTCATCAAATGCTCATAAACAGGTGTAGGATAAGCGCCAGGTGCGCTTGGCTGTGCAACTATATCAACTGTGATAATTTCGAAGTCAGATACTTTGCCGCTCATGTCGTCAACGTTGCCGCTGCCTCGTGAGCTAACGCCGAGTTTTACACCGGCTTCTAACATAGTTCGAATTAAGTTACCCATTGGTGTAGGCAAGATTTTAAACTTACCATAACCGTTAGGACCTTCCATCCACATATTTGTTATCATATGGGACACACGGTCCAAATTTACTTTAAGATCATCTGGGTGATCAACTTCACCTAATACAGAATAACCATTTTGAATTTGATCATTAAGTGTTTTCACAGCACGTTCAATTT